TAACATTTATCAAATCTTCAGACTTAATTTCTGGTGACAACTCGTTCGAACTCATCAGGGTCAAAATATCGCAGAGAGAAACCAAACTGCTCACTTTTTTTATTATGAGGTAAATATGAATCCAAATCCAAAAAAACGAATTGACAGTTTCTTTGCAATTCCTATACTACAAAGAAATCTCGAAGGTATGGAAGAATTTAATCAAAATTTAATTGATAATCTTGATACCTTTATGTCAGAAAACCCCAATAAAAAACCAATAAATTGGTGTTGTGATTTATATGTCTCAGGCATATCAGATAATCTATTAGAACAAAAACAGTTTGAATGTCTTAGAAAACCTATTTTAGAAAATGTTACCAAATACTGTGAATTTATGGATTACAATATTATAGATTATAAAATAAAAATAGCAGATTGTTGGTTAAATGTATATAACCAAGGTCATACTCAAGAAATGCATAATCATCCCGGTATGAATATAAGTGGAATATATTATCCAACATCTTCAGAATTGGATGGTCATTTGGTTTTCAAGTCACAATATGCAGATAGTATGAACCAAATACCTCTAAGTAAAATTACATCTAGAAATAGTAATTATGTATATTTCGAAACAGAAAAAAGTAATATATTAATTTTTCCTAGTCACCTAATGCATGGCGTGATGCCAAATAAATCTGAGCGAAGAGTTAGTATATCATTTAACATATTATTGGAAAGATTTTAGAATGGATTTAGAGACACTAAAACGAACTGCAAGGGAAGACCTTCCTATAACTGATCTAGAACACATCGATCAGGAATCTTTTAAAAATCAAATGATCAAACGAAAGTGGTTGGACTACAAGGCAGACTTTGAATTACTTCTGGTCAAAGCCAAAACTGACCACCAACTTCTATATCGTCAGAAGTGGGAATACTACGGTGGTAAGGCAGATGCAAAAGTCTACGCTGCAAAACCGTTTGACATTAGGGTTATGAAGACAGACCTTACAATGTACATTCAGTCCGACGAGGACATTCTTAGAATTTCAAATAAAATTGGGTACTACGATTCATGCGTAGACTACTGCAAGGGTGTGATTAAATCTATCGACAATCGTGGGTGGGATATTCGTAATGCAACCGATTGGAAAAAGTTTGAAGCTGGTATGATCTAATGCGTATATCAAAAAAGAACGAAGTCTATCTAGTTCTGGATGATATGACAGATTCTACTCGACAAGAGTTGACAGAGTTCTTTACCTTTGAGGTTCCCGGCTTCAAATTTATGCCAATGTATCGCAGTCGAATGTGGGATGGAAAGATACGGTTATTCTCTCCAGCTACAGGTGAGATATACGTTGGGTTGCTTCAGTATATCAGGGGATTTTGTCAGAAAAACGGAATTGACTATATATTAGAAGAAGGAGTTGAAAATGAGCGGGTTATTGTTCGTCAGGTTGTTAGAGATTTCATCAGGTCACTTAAACCCAAATCTGGGGGGAAGTCTCTTAAAGTCCGTGACTACCAAATTGATGCCGTACATCACGGTATTTCCAGAGATCGTGCTCTTCTTGTTAGTCCTACTGCTTCGGGCAAATCACTCATAATCTACTCGTTAGTTCGTTATTATCATATGATGGGGTTAAAGACCCTGATATTAGTTCCCACCACCTCACTTGTGGAACAGATGTATTCAGACTTTGAGGACTATGGTTGGAGCTCTGGTACATACTGCCAGAAGGTATATCAGGGACATTCAAGTAGGGTTGAGAAGGACGTAGTAATTTCTACATGGCAGTCTATCTACAAACTGCCAAAGAAGTATTTTGAACAGTTTGGTTGTGTGATTGGTGATGAGGCGCATATGTTTAAGGCCAAGTCACTTACTGGCATCATGACCAAGTTACACCTATGTAAGTACAGATTTGGTCTTACAGGCACCCTAGACGGGACGCAGACGCACCAACTAGTTTTAGAAGGTCTATTCGGTCCTGTTGAAAAAGTCACCACTACAAAAGAGTTAATTGAGAAGAAATCTCTTGCTGACCTTAAAATCAAGTGTATTATTCTAAAACATGAGAATATACGAGAGAGAATGACTTATGCTGAGGAACTACAATTCCTAGGCGAACATGAACGTAGAAATCAATTTCTTGCTGGATTGTTGATGCACCTTCCCGGCAATACACTATGTCTATATCAATTAGTTGAGAAACATGGTAAACCATTACACGAAGCAGTTTTAAAGGCTCAGGACGAAGGATACTTTGATGACAAAATGCGAAAGATATTTTTCATCTATGGTAAAACAAGCACCACAGAAAGAGAAGATATACGATCTATTGTTGAGGGTGAAAAAAATTCTATCACCATTGCTTCGTATGGAACTTTTAGCACTGGCATTAACATTCGCAATATTCACAACATCGTGCTCGCAAGTCCAAGTAAGTCTAGAATTAGAGTGCTCCAGAGTATCGGTAGAGGATTGCGTCAGGGGGAAAATAAAGATTCCGTTTTGATATTTGACATTGCAGATGACCTGACGTTTAGAAATCAGGGCAACTTTACACTTAATCACTTTCAAGAACGCATAAATATATATAATGCAGAACAATTCAACTATGAAATTAGCAAGGTAAAACTACAATGAATACAGATACATACAAAATCTTAAAGCTCATTAGTGGTGAAAACATCATTTGCGAATTATCTGAAGATGATGGAAAGTATGAAATTTCAAGGCCATTACTAATGAATGTTCACCCAAGTGTGACGCGAAGAGGTATGACAGAATCTCTAATGCTCTCAAGATGGGTACAACCCTTTACAGAACAGAGATATTTTGAAATCGATCCTAGACATGTTATTATTGTGTTACCGGCCTCTCCCGGTTTGAGTATCTATTACGAAGGTGTATTAGACAAACTAGAAGGTTCAGAAAAAATTGATACTGTGGATGATTATGATGATGAAGATATCTACGATGAACTATTAGATGAACTAGAAACAGATAGTGATTTAATACATTAATGTAGTTCTGATAACCAAAGACAAGATCAATATAACACTATTTTCTGGTGGAGTCAAGGTTCTTTTAAATTATAATGATCCTTGACTTAATCCTATAGATGTAGTATAGTGTATAAAGATTAAGGAGAATACCTAATGGCGAAAGCAAAGGGTGAACACTACGTTGACAATAAAGCATTTCTTGTGGAAATGGTTGCATGGAAAGAAAAATGCAAAGAAGCGGTGGATGCTGAAGAGCGTATTCCTCCTGTTACAAATTATATGGGTGAGTGCTTTCTCAAGATTGCACAACATTTATCATATAGGCCTAACTTTATAAATTATACATACAAGGATGATATGGTATCTGATGGGATCGAAAACTGTCTTCAATATGCTTCAAACTTCAATCCAGAGAAGTCATCAAATCCCTTTGCATACTTTACGCAAATTATCTACTACGCCTTCATCCGAAGAATTCAAAAAGAAAAGAAGCAAACCCACGTTAAAAATAGAATCATAGCAGGTAGTAACTATCAATCTTTTGATACGATGCCCGGTGATTCAACTAGCTATAGTATTGATAATTCTTTTGCACTAGATAATCTTCCAATGGAAGATGTTTATAAACCCAAAACGGTAGAAAAAAAAAGTAAAAAAGGACTAGAGAATTTTATGGAAGAAGATATTAGTGATGTAGCGGTTCTTGGTGCCGAGCGTTGAAGATTGCAATTATAACTGACACTCACTTTGGTGCCAGAAATGATAACCAAAACATCAATGACTATTTCTACAAATTCTATGACGATGTATTCTTTCCCACTTTAGTTGAGAGAGGAATTACTACCTGTGTTCACATGGGTGATGTTACAGATCGTAGGAAGTTTATTAGTTTTAGGACTGCCAGTGATTTTCGTAAAAAGTTCATTGGTCGTTTTCAAGAGTTGGGAATTGACCTTCATCTTATCATTGGTAATCATGATACATTTTACAAGAACACCAACGAAGTCAACTCAATGGAAGAGTTGGTAGGTTCTGACAGGTGTAATATATACACGGGCCCGACGGTTGTAGAATTTGATGGTATACCAATTCAATTCATGCCGTGGATTAATGCCGGTAACTACGAAGAATCTCTAGATGCGTTGTCACGTTCACCCGCACAGATTTTGATGGGACATTTAGAAGTAGATGGTTTTGAGATGCATAAGGGACATAAATCAGAGGGTGGATTTGATAAAGAATTGTTCCGTAGGTTTGACCTATGCTTTAGTGGACACTTTCATCATAAATCCGATGATGGCCAGATATATTATCTGGGAACTCCGTATGAGATTACATGGAGTGATCACGATGACCCGAAAGGTTTTCACATCTTTGATACAGAGAACCGGGAACTAGAACGTATTCTTAACCCCCATAGTATTTTTGAGAAGATTTTCTATGACGATACTATTAAAGACTATACCAAAGAAGATGTGTCTGGATATAAAGAAAAGTATGTAAAACTGATTGTGGTAAACAAGAAAGACCTTTACCAGTTCGACAAGTTTACAGACAGGTTGCTACAAGCTGATGCATATGAGGTCAAGATTATTGAAGACTTCTCTGAGTTGGATGCTGAGAATGTATCTGATGATATCGTAAACAATACTGAAGACACGATGACACTCCTAGAGAAATACATTGACCAACTGGATGTTACATTGAGCAAGGACCGATTGAAAAATACGATGCGGTCACTTTACACCGAGGCGCAAGATTTAGAAATATGATACATTTTGAGACGGTCAGGTGGAAAAACTTCCTGTCAACTGGTAACAACTTTACAGAGATACAGTTAGACAGAAATTCAACCACATTAATTATTGGAGAAAATGGTGCAGGAAAATCTACTATTCTTGATGCTCTGTGTTTCGGTTTATTTGGTAAACCTTTCCGTAACATAAACAAACCCCAACTGCTAAACTCTGTCAATGGCAGTGCTGCACTTGTAGAGGTAGAGTTTCGTATTGGAACCAAGAAGGTTAAGGTCGTTCGTGGTATCAAACCAAACGTGTTTGAGATTTACGTCAATGGTAAGATGTATAACCAAGATGCAAACTCCCGTGACTACCAGAAATATCTAGAACAA